GACAATTACGAACCTTTGCCGGCGGGTTGGTACAGCGCGGTCATCAAGCAGTCGGAATTGCGTGACACGGCAGCAGGCGATGGGCAGTACATCAAGGTGCGGTACGATATTGTTGGGCCAACGCACGAAGGCCGTGTGGTTTTTGGAAACATCAACATCCGTAACAAATCCGCTACGGCTGAACAAATCGGCCGGCAGCAACTCGGCGAACTGATGCGTGCCCTTGGCATTCCCATAGTAACCGACTCTGACCAATTGATCGGCGGGACGGTGTTGATCAAGCTCGAGGTGCGGCCTGAACGCGCCGACGAGCGCACTGGTCGTATCTACTCAGCGAGCAACGAGGTCAAGGGATTTCGGTCGCTGAGCGCCTTGGGAGCCGCTTCGGCACCAAGCCATACCCAGACATCAACTCCTGCGCCACAAGCCGCTGTAGCCGCTACAAACGTCTCTGCAGCGCGATCCAAGGCCAACCCCCCGTGGATCAAACGCGCCTCCTGATCGCAAAAAAAAATCCCCGGGGAAACCCGGGGGGAAGGAGACACACACATGAAGTTACCACAACCGCATCATAGCATACCCAGCTTGCTTGACAAGCACCTTGAGTCGATGCAGGAACCACCTAGAGCACACCTTGGGGTTTCTCAAATTGGGCACCCTTGTGACCGCTGGGTTTGGCTATCGTTTCGGTGGGCAGTGATACCCCAACTGACCGGAAGAACGCTCAGAATTTTTCGACGTGGTTTGAATGAAGAAACCATCATACGAGACGATTTAATTGACATTGGTATTGTATTTGACGAAAAAGAATCGCACCATGTCAACTTTGGTGCGCATGTGCGTGGCACCCCCGATGGAGTCATATTGTCGGGCGTACCTGAATCGCCTAAGAAACGTCATATTGTTGAATTTAAAACGCACAATTTGCGTTCATTCAATGAAATTGAAAAAAAAGGCGTAGCTGAAGCAAAACCTGGCCATTACGTTCAGATGCAATGTTACATGCACGGCCTGGAGATTGATCGGGCCTTGTATGTAGCCGTCTGCAAAGATGACGACCGCATTTACACCGAGCGCGTGCATTACGACCAGGCGGCAGCCGAGAAGGCCATCGAGCGCGGCCGTAGGCTGGCGCTGTCCGACCGCATGCCAGAGCCGATCAGCACCGACCCGAGCTGGTATCAGTGCAAGTTCTGCCCTGCTTATGGTATAGTGTGCTTTCGTGAACAAGGAGTAAATCATGACCGCGCCGCTAGAAATGATCGGTAAAAAGTTTGGCAGATTAAAAGTCGTAGAAATTGAAGGGAATCGAATTTCAGGTCGTCATCCAAAATGGAAATGTGTTTGTGAATGCGGAAATCAATGTGTAAAAACCGCCGTTGCTCTTCGCGCTGGAAGAGAACCTAGCTGTGGATGTGCTGCGCGCGATTATCAAAGAAAAAAGCATGACATTACTGGAAAAAAATTTGGCCGCCTGCTTGTTTTATCGGCGGATAAATTTAGCAATTCAAAACGTCACATTGTTTGGAAATGTATGTGCGATTGTGGAAACGAAACTTCTGCAATAGGAAGTGAGTTGCGATTGGGGCATAAGCGATCATGCGGATGCTTCCATTTAGATGTTCTGTTAGAGACGCATACGAAGCATGGTCACGCAAAAGCCGGACAACTCAGTTCAACTTATATTTCATGGGCTTCCATGCACACAAGATGCTCAAATAAAAATTCAATAAATTTCAAGCATTACGGAGGAAGAGGAATATCAGTCTGTGATCGTTGGAAAAGTTTTGAAAATTTCCTTGCTGATATGGGAGAGCGAAAAGATGGCATGTCTATTGATCGAATTGATGTAAACGGCAATTACGAGCCAAACAACTGTAAATGGTCAACTCATTCCGAACAAAACAAAAATCAACGGAGATACTTAAATGCCAAACAATGACTGGACAAAATATCTGCAAATCAACTGTCGAACCTGCGCCCATGTCACGCCAATGAAGGACAGCACCTGGCGCTGCGAGCGCCACGACGCCGACGGCATCCCGGTGGAGTTCCAGCGCCAAGGCTGCGAGAGCCACGTCCTGCATCCTGACCTGGTGCCCTGGCAGCGCAAGGATGGGCCTGACAAATGGACGACTATCTATGTCATTGAAGACCGCGATGTGGCCAATGGCGAACCAGATGCGAACATTTATGCCAGCCGCGAGATTTTGGCCAATCCCAAGATGTGCAGCCTGGGGGATGAGTATGTGGAAAAGCTGCGCGAGACTTTTGACGCGAGGATTGTGGGGTGATGACAATGCAACTGCGTGAATATCAACAGCGAACCATCGACCAGCTTTATGCGTTACAATGCAAATATCCTCATAAACTTAAGGACATTTGCATTATGGGCAAGCCAATCATCAGCATGGTCGGACTTAAGTCTCACAGGTGGACTGTTTTGTCTGAAGCGCAAAAACCATCTGGCGCATCACAAACTGGAAAGTTTTGGAACTGTGTTTGTGAGTGCGGCACACAGCGCGTCGTTTATGGCGAAACCATCAGGAGTGGAAGCAGCAAGTCTTGTGGTTGTTTAAAGGCAGAGAAAAGCGCAGTCGCTATGAAAGAAATGAGGCTGCGCCAATCTGGCTCTTTGCAAGACCGATTTTTTTCTCGGTTTGTCAAACTTGAAAATGGTTGTTGGCAATGGAGAGCGCACACCGATAAAGATGGATATGGAATCTTGCCCGGTGCAAATCAAAATACAAGATCACACCGCCTTTCGTATGAGATTCACATCGGTGAGATTCCTAAAGAAATGATTGTCTGCCATCATTGCGACAACCCAGGATGCGTTAACCCTGATCATCTTTTTGTCGGCACACCGAAAGACAACGCACATGACGCATTGCAAAAAGGTAGGCACTACATTGGAGAAAAAAACGGTCGATCAAAACTGACTGTAGAGAAAGTCAAAGAAATATTGAACTCTGACATGAATGGCCAAAAACTGGCAGATAAATTTGGTGTCAACAGATCAACAATCAACAATGTTAGAAGAGGCGTAACGTGGAAAAAATAGAATTGCGTGAGTATCAATCTCGAGCACTGGACATGCTGTATGCGTGGTTTGAGAAGAATTCAACTGGCCATCCAGTGTTGAATATGCCAGGTGGATCTGGCAAATCCGTAGTAATTGCGTCGCTTGCCAAAGATGCACTGCAAAACTGGCCTGAGACGCGCATCTTGATGCTGGTGCATTCTAAAGAGTTAATTCTTCAAAACGCCGACAAGCTGCGCAAACTGTGGCCAGGTGCGCCTCTTGGCATTTATAGCGCAAGCGTTGGGAAGCGCCAACTGAAGGAACCGATCACATACGCTGGCATTGGGTCTGTGGCCAAACGTGCCAAGCAGATCGGGCACATTGACTTGTGCATCATCGACGAGGTTCACGCCGTATCAACCACTGAAAACGGCATCTATCGTAAGCTGATTGCCGACCTCCTCAAGATCAACCCGGACATGCGTATTGTGGGCTTGAGTGCCAGCCCGTATCGTCTTGGCCAAGGGCTGATAACCGAAGGGCCAACTGCGATCTTTTCAGAAATTCTGGAGCCGGTGAGCATTGAAGAGTTGGTTTTCAAAACTCATCTTGTGCCGCTTCGTTCCAAGATCACCAAGCACAAACTGGACACTGATGGACTGCATAAACGCCAAGGAGAATACATCGCCTCCGAGATGGAAGCCAAGTTCAACACCGACGATCACAATCAGGCCGTGGTGCAGGAAATTATTGAAAGAGCAAGCAACCGAGCACATTGGTTGATTTTTTGCTCTAGTGTTGCGCATTCTGAGGCCGTTGCCGAGCGCTTGCGTGCTTCCGGCATTGCTGCCGAAGCCTTGGACGCAACGCATAGCAAATCAGAGCGCGAGCGCAAGCTGGCCGACTTTGAGTCTGGGCGTATGCGTGCTATTTGTTCGGTTGGAATTTTGACGACTGGTTACGACTTTCCTGCGCTGGACTGCATTGCATTCTTGCGTTCTACGATGTCGCCAGGGCTTTACCTGCAAATGGCCGTGCGAGGCATGAGGCCGTCCGCTGGCAAGGCTGACTGCCTGGTGCTCGACTTCGCCGGAGTGGTGGCCACGCACGGTCCGATCACGGCCGTACAGCCGCCCAGGAGGGCGGGAGAAGGCAACGGCGAAGCGCCCGTAAAGGCTTGCCCAATGTGCCACGAACTATGCGCCTTATCAGCTCGACAGTGCCCGGCATGCGGGCATGTGTTTGTCTCAGAGGAGCGCAAATTTAAGCTGCACAATGATGACATCATGAGCTTGGGTGGCAGTCAGATGGACGTGAGCTACTGGAATTGGCGCAAGCATGTCAGCCGCGCCTCGGGCAAGGAAATGTTAAGTTGTTCTTATTATGGTTCGGCACTGTCTGATCCGGTGATCACTGAGTACCTGGCAGTCATGCATGACGGTTACGCGGGACAAAAGGCGCTGCAGGATCTGTACATGGTCGCTCAGTCGGCCCAGGCAAGCCTATCTGAATCGCTGTCATCCTCAAACCTGGATCGAATCGCCGACTCCATGAACGATGGCACCCCGCCGGCACTAATCAAATTCAAAAAAGATGGCAAGTATCATCGAGTGATTCATCGTCAATGGAGTCAAAGTTAGTATGAAAGTTCAAAGCGAACATATGGAGCAATGTCTGTTTGTACAATGGTTCCGTCAAACATATCCAAAGATCAGAATATTTGCCATTCCTAACGGTGGCGGCCGATCCAAGGCCGCAGGCGCAAGCTTGAAAGCCGAAGGGGTATCTGCAGGCGTACCTGATCTCTGCATTCCAGAGTGGAACACCTGGATCGAGATGAAGCGCTCTGCAGGCAGTCACCTCAGCCCAGAGCAGCGGGACTGGATGGCCTACCTGGAGAGCATCGGACAGACATGCGTCGTAGGGTTCGGCTGGGAAGACGCCAGAAAGAAGATACTTGACAAGCGGCGGTGTTTATCCGATGAACAATAGGTCTTTTTTGTTTTTTCTACCAAAAAATGCCCTAAGATTCGTTTCACAGCAATGTTGCTGTGACAAAAAAACGAGGCACACTATGCAAACAACCATCAACCATGTAGACACCCTGGGCGCCCTTCTGGCCCAGATCAAAGACCTTGAGACCAAGGCTCAGGCCATCAAGGACCAAATCCTTGACTCGGCCACGCTGCCCGGAGGCAGCAAAATAACTGAGGGGTCGTTGTTCAAAGCGACCGTAGTTGAGTCCAACCGCCAGACGGTAGACTATAAAGCTTTATTGCTGGAGGCCAAGATTCCCCCGGCAATGATTGCCAGGCACACCAAGGTGGCTGCAGTCTTTGCGGTGCGCGTAAGCTCGCGATGATTCGCAAGCGCCCAACAACTAAGTACGGAATCCTGGACGATCTCAATGAGGTCGTCCGTTGGGTTTGGGATCAGCCAAGCAAAGAATATGCATTTGTCATAAAAAAAATAAAAAAGCCTAAGAAAGAAAAAATTGACTTCAACAAATTTGAGGAGGCTTTGTTTTAATCATGTTTGATCTTGTTTGTTTGGCTTGGGAAACTTTTGGGTTTTCTGTTTTTATGTTTGGCATTGGAGTGTTCTATGGATTATGCAGAGTATTTGATTCGTGCGAAGGAATATTTAAGACAAACGTATGATTTTGCGGCCATTCAGGAGTTTGATAAGGCACATGAAACGTGTCTTATGTGCTTGGCAGAAATACGCATGGCGTTGCATGCGATCAATGAAGTTAAACAGCAATTTGAAAAAAGGAAAATCAAATGAAACCGTTTGAAATAATTAAAACGCTGACTGATGCCGGGTGGTCCGTAGCTCAGATCGCCAAATCCAGTAATCTTTCGTACCTAACTGTACGCAAGATATCCATTGATCCCGAGTCTGATCCAAGATTCCGGGTGGTTGAGTCTTTAAGGGCTTTGTTGGGCATGCCGCCGCCAGAAAAAGTATCAAAGAAAAAGAAAAATAAGGAAGTGATTATGCGAGAGGCGCTTGAGATTATTGCATCTGCCAGTGAGCAAAATCTCGGCATTGTTCAGTGTGAAGCTTTGGCAAAAACTGCTTTGGGAATTAAATAAATGAATGACATACGATACCAAAAATACTTTGATTGGATAGGGGCACAGGTCGTAAACGCTAACGATTTATGCAAGGAGTTCAACATTTCCCACGCATCTGCCCGACATAACCTCGGGCAGCTTGTAAAGCTGGGGTTGTTGGACATCTTTGATATGAAGAACCGTGCAGGATTTGTCTGCAAACATTACAGTAGATCTGTAGCAGCAGGGCCTCCTCCACCAGAAGTGCAGCAGGAAGAGACTCCTGCTGAAACGGTAATGAGCGCATCCAAGAAAGCATATCTTGGTTTGTGCCACGATATTACAGGAATAAAAGTAGAACTTAAGAAACATATGGACGACTGGTATTTACCTATGTGCCACATCAACGCTTGGCCGTTTACAAACCCTCGTGGAGATTTGTATGATGAAGAAAGGCTTTATGGAATTAAACCTTCCAGCGCCTAGAGACGAGCAGCCTGTCATGGTATTGGATGGCATTGTTTACTACCCGCACTACAAAAAGCCACAAGTGTGGTGCGGGCCTGGGACGAGCAAGGAAACTGAGAATAGTTTCTCTACAGAAGAGATGCTTTTGCAGGGAGCAAAGCAAGAGCAACGCTATTTATGGGAGCGTTCGTGGACTAAATGAATTGATCATTTACTAAAGTTTTAGGATAAATCATGAAATACCCATTCAAAATTGGTTTAATGAAGGATGAATTTGACGTTTTGCTTCATGTTATTTCGAAGCAACCAATCGAATCCTGCCTGTTTAACCTGTACGACAGAATGCTGACCATGGGAATGAAACATCCTCAATACCTCCACGAGGCAGAGTTGCCTGAGGTTCGCGTGGTGTGCTGTAACAGCAATTGCAACCAGGGACGTAACTGTCCTCTGCGAGGTAAAAAGAATGCGACTGCGAAAATTAAAGAAAAGAATAAAAATACGAATTGAAGGAGTGGCGCTGGCGACACTTATTTTTGTCTTTGCCGTTGTTGCCGGGATGCTCGACTACCCTGACCATGTGGCCGACGAGGAGGGCTACTGCGCGATGGTTCGCCTGTACCAAAGCAGCGAAGGCAAAGTTGGATGGCCCGCGTACCGTGGCGAGTGCAATACAAGTAAGAATTGAATATGCCCGCGCAATCGAAGCAAAACTCAAGGAGAAAAATCAATGAGTCTAATGCAAGATCAAATTGAGGCGTTGCGCCAAGCTAACGCACAACGCGAAGAAGAGATGCGCCGCCCGCAATCCCTTATTCGCATGGCGAAAGAAGCACGATTGCCCTATGAATACGACACCGGGCGTGTCATGCATCTTAAGGAACTCAAACGCTTTGCTGAGTTTGTTCGAGCGCCGCGCATCTGGGTCAGTCTGACGGATGAGGAAATTATAGAGACCATCGGTGGGATCACTAATTATCGCGGCGAGTACGAGATCGCAGTTGGACGAGCAATTGAGGTTAAGCTGCGGGAGAAGAACAATGTTTTGGGGTGAATGCTACAAGTGCGGTGAACGCTGGGAGCTTGGAACTGCCAGCACCTGCAAGTGCGAAGTCGGGATGACCTTTGATGCGTCTGCACCCGTAACAATCACATCACATCCATACTTTTACAAGCGCCCTTGGGTCAGTCTGACGGATGAGGAAGTACGAGACATTGTGTGGAACCTACCGTACGAACCAAGCGAAGAACATATCCGAGCCATCGAGGCCAAGCTGCGGGGGAAGAATGGTGGATAGAGAACAAATAATCCGCATGGCACGAGAGGCTGGGTTCAAAGTTGATTGGCAACACGCAGACGTTGCTGAGATTAAAGCGAAAAGGTACGAATACTTCGCCGCCCTTGTAGCCGCAGCCGAACGTGAGAAGCTGGCCGCTTGGATGATGAGCCAAGGTTACGCAACCGGTCATGGCGACAGCATAAAAAAATTATTGGAAGAACTTGAATGGCAAATTGAAGAGCGCATAAGAAACGAGCGTTCTGCAAGGGAAAACACATGAACACATATCCACGGGTTTATCTTACATACCACGCTGACGGCGAAGTAGGCATCGGCACTCCAAAGGATGCGTCTGCGCCGCTGGGTGAGCCTGTTGAGCACCTGCGCGTCAGCCATACGAGCAAGGGGAGACAGATGACTGACAGAGAACTAATGCAGCAGGCGCTGGAAGCGTTGGAATTGTTGGCTAGGTACGAAAACCCCGCGACAAAGATACAGGTCCGCAAACCTAAAGACGGTGGCCCGATAGTCACCATGTACCCGCACAAAGTGGCAACAGATGCAGCAGTACCGTTGCGAGAGAGGCTGGCGCAGCCGGAGCAAGAGCCTGTGGCGTTTCGCAACAAAGAGACAGGCGAGTTTTGCACCGGAGGGTTCATGCAAAAAGAATGGTCGCGCTGGACGCCGCTCTACTCTGCGCCACCCAAGCGTGAACTAACGTGCGTATGCGGAGCCGTATGGGAAGGGGAAACGATGGTTCATCCACCAAGAAAGCGTGAATGGGCTGGGCTGACGGAGGAGGAAATATGCAGGATTAAGGCGCAGATTAATGGGACGCTAGATGTTCAGTTTGTAGTGTTTACCCGATACATCGAAGCCAAGCTAAAGGAGAAAAACGGTGGATAGGTACGACATTATCAAGATGGCAAAAGAGGCATGGCTGCGTCGCACGGGTTGTGTCTGGACAGAGCCGCAATGCTGGAGCAAGGCCGAGCTTGTACGCTTCGCTGAACTTATCTCAGCAGCAGAGCGTGAGAAGGTTGTTCAATGGATGATGCAACGAGGCTACGCCACTGGGCACGGCAACACGACCGAAGATTTGCTTAACGAGCTTGAGTGGCAGATTCG